TTCAAACAACTTCAAGTGTTACATGCTGAAAAAAAGATACAGAACAAAGCTAAGAATGACTTTCTATCTTTTGTAAAGTGCATGTGGCCAGATTTTGTAGAGGGGTCCCATCACAGGCACATTGCAGAAAAATTTAATAAATTGGCTACGGGTGAAATAACTCGTTTGATAGTTAATATGCCACCAAGGCATACCAAATCAGAATTTGCATCTTATCTTTTGCCATCGTGGATGGTGGGCCGTAATCCAAAATTAAAAATTATACAAGCCACGCACACAGGCGAACTAGCCGTACGGTTTGGTCGTAAAGCAAAACATCTTATCGATAGTGATGATTATAAAAAAATTTTTCAAACAACATTACAAGAGGACTCCAAAGCTGCAGGCAGATGGGAGACAGCACAAGGCGGAGAATATTTTGCAGCTGGTGTTGGTGGAGCTATCACGGGCCGTGGTGCGGACTTATTGATTATTGACGATCCACACTCGGAACAAGATGCATTGTCTCCAACAGCATTAGAGTCTGCTTACGAATGGTATACATCAGGACCACGACAAAGACTTCAACCAGGCGGCAAGATCGTCTTGGTCATGACACGTTGGTCAACAAAAGATTTAACAGCAAAACTTATAGCAAACCAAAAAGAACCAAAGTCTGATCAGTGGCACGTGGTCGAGTTTCCGGCAATCATGGACCACGGACCAGTGTGGCCAGAGTATTGGAAGTTGGACGAGTTAGAGAAGGTCAAAGCATCTCTACCTGTCGGCAAGTGGAACGCGCAGTGGATGCAATCACCAACGAGTGAGGAAGGTGCAATCATTAAACGTGAATGGTGGAACATGTATGATAAAGAAAACATACCGCCTCTTCAACACGTCATACAATCTTACGACACGGCGTTTCTTAAAAAAGAAACAGCTGATTACTCAGCTATTACAACGTGGGGTATATTCTATCCAAACGAAGATAGCCCAGCTAATCTTATATTATTAGACGCCATCAAAGGCAGGTACGAGTTTCCAGAACTCAGACGACTAGCCCTTCAACAATACGATTATTGGAAACCTGAGTCTGTTATTATCGAGGCCAAAGCATCAGGGCTGCCCTTAACCTACGAGCTTAGGCAGATGGACATCCCAGTTATTAACTTTACACCCAGCAAGGGAAATGATAAACATGCTAGAGTAAATGCCGTTGCGCCTCTTTTTGAGTCTGGAATGATATGGGCGCCAGATCAGAAATTTGCAGAAGAGGTGATTGAGGAATGTGCAGCATTTCCAAACGGTGATTACGACGACCTTGTGGATTCTACAACACAAGCTATCATGCGCTTCAGGCAGGGCGGATTAATTCAGCACCCTGAAGATTATCTCGATGAAAAAAAAGACCCTAGACCGAAGGTATATTACTAATGGCTGTTAAAGTTTCAAATATTGTTTACAACTATGTTCGTAAAAAATTAGCTAAAAACGCTAACGATCGTGGAGGTATTACAAAGTTACCTCAAAGCATGGATATCGAATCGGGTATGCAAGAAGTTTTTAAAATCCTTAAAAAAAGAAATCTTAATCCTGTATCAGCAGAAAAAATAATTCAAAACGAAGATGATCTAGCTAGATTTATCGCTGAGTCTGCCGCATCAGATAAAAAACTGATGCGAGACTATCAACAAAAAATGAAAATGAATAATACTGTTCAAGAAATTATGGATAAGATGGCTAAAGGTATACCGGTAAATCCTTTGGATAGAAAAAAATTAGAAGCAAGCGGATTTAAAGTTGATGTAAGCAAAGAACTGTTTAAAGGTTTTGAACCTAAAGTTATTAAAGGTGGTAAATCACCAGGTATAACAAGTTTAGATCTTGCTAAAGAGTTAGAAGAACTAACAAATAAAAATTTAAAAGAAAGAGGGTTGGGTAATATTAAGTTGGGAGACGAGTTACCCCCACCTAAAAATAAAAAAGCAGATGTAGATCCTGAACTACAAAAGTCAGAAGATAGAAAAAAAGAATTTAAAGATTTTGAGAATAGAAATCCAGATGAAAAAGCCATGGGTGGTCGAATAGGTTTTAACAAGGGCGGGATATTCAAATTTTTATCTGAAAACAATCCCCTTCAAGCTTATAAAAAATATTTAGAAAGTGTTAAAAGAAGATCCATAGAAGGAGACTTTAAATCGTTGGCGCCTGAACTAGGTGCAATTTCAGCTGGTGGTATCTTTGTTAATAGAAAAATGAAAAAAATTTTAGAAGAAGGTAATGAATTACAAAAAGAAAAATTTTTACAAGAGTTTATAGAAGAACTTGATAAAGATCCGTTCTATAAAAAATATCCTGATATGAAAGACAAGGCTATAGAAAAATACACTGAAAGAATGTTTGGTGATAAGAAAGCCATGGGTGGCAGAATAGGTTTTAAAGAAGGCAGCGGTATGTCTCGTAGAACATTTTTAAAACTTATGGGTGGTCTTGCATCATTACCTTTTGTTGGTAAGTTGTTTAAAGGTGCAAAAGTTGCAAGCAAAGCTGCACCTGTTGTAGAAACAACAAGTGGTGTACCCGCATACTTTCCAAAACTTGTAGAAAAAATAAAATTGCTTGGTGATGATGTTACAAGAACAAATGCAATTTCAGAGAGACAGATTGTTACTAAATATAAAGATTATGAGATGACTGAGAATTTATCTACCGGTAATATTGAAATTGAAAAAACAAATGAAGCTATGGGAACTTTTGTAGACATGTCAGGAGAGGTACAAACATATGATGGAATTGCTAGTAAAGAGATTATACAATACTCACCGCCAGAAACAATTATTGGTAAAAATAATAAACCTGTTAAAGTTCCAGCGCAATATGAAGAAACAACGGCTAGATCTACAGGGTTTGATGGTAAGTTAGAAGACTTCGATGATGGACTAGAATCTATAGATGAAATTTTAGAAGAGGTTGGCGAAACTAAAATTAAAAAAGCAGGCGGTGGTCTTGCTTATATGCTAGGAGAATAATGAAGATAGCACACTACGAACAGATGATGGATTATCTTACGGGTCCTAGAGAAAGTTTTAGAAATGGAAATAAAGTAACCGGTAAATTTAAAATTGATCCGAAAGCTGCAAAGGATAAACAAGTTCTTGTTCAAGAAGGTATTTATTTTAAACCTAAAACAGGAAAATTTAAAGTTCAACTAGCTAGAGGAGATGGAATAAATAAATCCGTAAACTCATTGGCGGAAGCTAAAAAAACACTGGCTGCGTTTGAAGAAAAATTTCCAAAAAAAATTGCTCAAATAGCAAACCCACCAGAGGGGTCAAAAAAATTTTTAAAAGGTTGGATGGCAGATAGAGGTGTATCTAAATGGGAAGATTTAACTAATGTTCAAAAAGGTAATTTTGTTCGTACCGTTTGGCCTAGTATGCAGAAAGAATCTAAATTAATTGCTAATAAAATACCTGCCAGCGAAATGGCAGAATTATTAGGAATTGATAAAAGCGTTTTAGATAATGCTAGAAAAAAAGGATCTATCTTTTCTAAAGAAATAGAAAAAGTTTTAGGTAAGCCTGTTAATTTAGTAGCTAAAGCAGGAGGAACGTTAGGAGAAAGAGGGGAGATGATTTATTATGACAAACCTACAAGCGCACAAATAAAATCATTAAAGACTTATATACCAAAAACATTTGGTCAATTAACTCAAGACGTAACTAATAGAGTTAAAACATTAGCGGGCGATACAGAGTTTATGAGTGATTTAAAAAAGATAAAAACTGTAGATGATGTTGATAAATTAAAAATGTTACAAAAATATACAAAAAAATATCCAGAACTAAATTTATCAAGTGGTAAATTGGCCAGAGCAACTTTACTTATTTCACAGGTAGCTGGAGGCAATGCAGAGTACAGAGGGTTAGATAATATTAAACCAGATAAAGTTTTATCTAAACGTCTTAACAATATGATTGAGAATGCTCCGTTTGGAAATGTTTATAAAAAAGAAGCTTATGATCTTGCTATGCAAAATATTGATCAACAATTTGGAAAGGAGACAGGCACATTTTCAAAATACAGAGGTGAAATAAAAGCAGAATTTAATAGATTAGGTTTTAAAGATTTTAAAAAATTTAATCTTGATGAGTATATTGGAACAAGTATAGGTGGTTTTAAGGGCGCTGGACAGTACTCTGTTTTTTCTAGACTACTAGCTCAAGATGTAAATCAGAAAAGCGGTGCTAGTTATTTAGGTCGTTTATCACAAGCGACTGATAAATTGGAGGATGCATTAGTTTTAAGTAAGGGAAAAATTACCAAAGAAATTACTGAGATTGTAAAAAACAATATGGATGATGCTTTAAAAACTTCTAAGAAAACAAAAAACTCTTTGCCCTATCTTTCACTTAAACCACCAGGAAGTAAAGAAAATTTTGGAGTCAAGAGATTAAATCAACTTGAAGCACAAGGACTTGATTTTAAAAAATTTTACAAAGAAAGAGGTTTTGGTTTTTCTGGGTTAAAAGGCGCTATGACACAGCAGGAAATTATATCTAAACTTCAAGGATTAGATACAGGATTTATAGAAAAATTCCCAAAAAACAAACGTGCAGAAATAGCAACAAGATTAGCCGTTATTGGCTGTCCAGGTAAAGCCATGGGTGGTCGTATTGGTTTTCAAACAGGCGCAACACCTACAGTACAATGTATTACACGTGGTGTAGATAAGATTAACAAAGGCAATATTAAATCTGGAGTTGATCAAAGAAATTTTGCTAAACTGTTAAACGTTTCTGGTAATTTAAAAAATGCTGTTAAGGTTTTAGGTAAGGTTGGAGTAGTAGGCGAGGGTGTATTGTTGGGAATAGAAACACTTGGAAGAACTGCTATCTACGGAGATACTTTATCAGAATCTTTTAGAAAATCTGTTGACTGGTTAGTTCCAGGTAATTTAACACAAGATGCACAAGTAGACAAAATTAATCGAGTTTTAAAAGATAAAGATCTTGGAGCAATTTATCGTAAGTATGATACTTACAAAGATAATTTAAATAAGTTAAAGTCTTTACAAACATCTAAAGAGTTTAGTGAAAATATTTTAGATGATAGCCCATTTAGTTATACTGCTGTTCCTGAAGGCAGAGATGCTTATTTAAAAAGACAAGAACAAGAAATAGAAAAACTACAAGACATAGCTGATAAAAGTTTTATTAATCCTGAACAACAGTTAGTTGCTACAAGAGCTTTTGAAGAAGGAGAAGATGCTGCAAAAGCAACTGCCCTAGCAACAAGACTTAAAAAATTTGCTACTGATATTGGAAAACCAGAAGATGAGTCTGGTTTAAACATAGACCTTGACTTTATTCCTAAACCAGAAAAGACAGCACCGTTTGGTAGTTTTAGAGATGTGGCTTTAACTAAACCAGAAGATTTATTAAAAATGTATCAAGGCGCTTTAAAAGAGGGTGTTTATGGAAACCCTGGATTAGAAAGCAGTGTTAAAAAAGCAATTGAAGATTATGCAAAGGCCAGAAGTGGTTTAGAAAATTTTAAAAAGATGTCACTTGCTGAACTTGTTCAAAGCGGAAAATTTTCTGATGAAGAAGTGTTTGGAACTCAAGGAGCTAACGTTCTTAAAAAAATTAATCAACCAGTCCCTTTTAAAAGACAAAGTTCATATTATCAAAGTCCTCTTCAATTACAGGAACAAAATAGATTAATTGAAGAAGGTGGTATGCTAGGTGCAGCAGGTGGTGGATTATTAAAGCTAGCAGGCGATAGATCAGGAAAACCGCCAGAAGCAGGACCCACACCACAAGGCTTGGATTTTTTAATAAAACGTGGTAGACAATCGTAGGAGTTTAAATGGCAGATATAGATAAAGGACTTCCTAACACTCGTACCCAGGTTAAAGTTCCGGGCGAAGAGGTCGAGATAAAGGAAGAAATTAAAGAACAGCAACCCGTTGAAGTTATCCCCGAAGAAGATGGTGGTGCAACGATTGACTTTGATCCAAGTGCAGTAAACGTACCTGGAACAGAATCTCATTTTGATAATCTTGGAGATATTTTACCTGACGATGTTTTAGAACCGTTAGGCTCTGAATTAAAAAATAATTACATGGAC